GTATTTTTCCATAGATGCCTTTCTTTCAGCATCAGTTTGTGGTTTCGCACTAGATCTTCTTTCTGGAGATGTTGAAGAACGAGCACCCATTCCACCACGCTCTAGCTGACGATCTCTCATTCTATCACTTTCTTCTTCATCAAGATGTGGTGCTGCTTTATACGAAGGATGCCCCGCCTTATAATTTTGCCATGCTTTGGTATTTGCCTTTTTATCAGAAGCAGTGACAGTCATTCTGGTATCTTTTGGTTCTGGTTTTGTTCCACCATAAACCGCCTCACCAACTACTGCTTTCTTTACTTTTTTAGCAGCAGTGCCAGTTGCCTTAACTCCAGAAGCAACACCTTTACCAAATTCAGATGCACCTTTAGCAGCAACTTTTAATGCCTTACCAGCAGTTGCAGTTGCAGCTTTATGACGCTCCATGCCTTGCTGATATGCCTTAACAGCACCAAGAACACCTTTTGCAATTCTATCTTTAAGTGGTTTTTTAGAACCTTGTGCTTCTTTTGCTTTTTCTACTGCCTTTTTACCTTTATCAGTTGCAATTTTTTTAGCCACAGATGATTGACTTCTAAGAGCAGCAGTCATTCCTAAGGATTTGGAATTAGATCCTTCACCAGATCTCGCTGCTTGCTTCTCTTTACGAAGACGATTAATAGCTGCAGTTTTTGCTCCACCTTTGAGAGAACCAACAGATTTACCACCCTTTGTTACTGGTTCAATACGTCCACTTCTTCTTGCCTCGGTCAATTCATAATCTTCAGAAATATAAAAAACAAAATCAGTGAACTTTTCTAATCCAAGTTCTTCAATAACCATATCTAATCCATATTCATTTAATCCACACTGATAGAAATATTCAGATGCAATATCAATAGATTCGTTCAAATAATCTTCGGTAATTTCTTGAACGTCAATAAGTTCTCCACCAAATAGAGATACCGTTTCTTTTATATCTGGATTAATTTTAATTTTATTATTTACTTTTTTCTCAGAAATTTTCTTTTGGTCTTTTTGATTATCTAAAATATCAGCAACTTCAATAAGATCTTCTCTCCAATTTGAGAATGACTCTTTTACATTAGATGTATCTTTACCATCTGGTTTTCCACCTTTTTTGCGTTGAATAGCGTTATGAACTGCACCGCGATATTCTTTTGCACCACTTTCTACTTTTCCATCACCATCATAATCTTTTTTAGCCTTCTTTTCGGGAGTCTTATGCTGAAGTGCCGCAGCAGTTTGTTCTCCTTTTTTCTTTTCTCCCTCATAAGGAGTTCCATAAGAAGTACCAACAACAGATTGAATTTGTGGGTTTCTTCTCAATTCATATTTTTTCTTTAAAGTTGCATATCTTCTATATGGTTTACCATATCCTTTTACAGGAGTAACTAAAACCATTTCTTTCTTATTATCATCTGCTTCATTAATATTACCATCAACATCTTCTTTTACTGAACCACCAAATACCATACCTTTGGCAAGTTCTTTAACTGGAGCAGATGCAGAAGAATTTTGAAGAACTTGAGACCATGCTCTCTCTAAAGGTATACCTTCTCTTCTTGACTTATATCTAGTGTCGTATGCAAGTTGTCTTGCTTGCTTTTTAATTTTTTCATCTGGACTTCCACCAGCATCAGACTTATCTCCACCTTCTTTCTGAGGAGCTTTTTTAGCTAATTGTGGTTTAGTTGGAGTTTTACCAAGTTGTGCTTCAAACTCTCTTAAATAGACCCCATGAAGGTCAGTTACGATATGTCTTAACATTGTATTAAAAATTAAATTTACTTTAATTTGCCTTATATTTATTTATGAAATTCTTTATTCTTTTAGTATCAGTCATTTTCATTGCATATTTTCTAAAAGAATCTGTTCCTATTTCTCTTTTATCCGCAGGAACACCAGATTTTTCAGTCCACTCAACAACATCTTTTATCCAAGACTTGAACATATTATTATCTTCAGTAACACAAATTAAATAATTCGTTCCTCTACGAATTATTTTACCAACCATACCTGTGTTTAAATTCTCAACTATTGAACCCTCATTGAATATTTCTCTTGAAATATATTTTTCTCTTAGTATCTGTTCATCCTGTCTATCAGGTATATAATTTTCTTTTTTTATTTTTTTAGAGAAAGTTTGAGTCGAAACAGGTCTTTGATTAGCGGGTGTTCTAATTTGTTTAGGATCTGGTTCTCCAATAATTTGATTTTGATTATAGAATTTTAATCTACCACCTTCGTTCTTGGCTATAAATTCTCCAGTTTTTTTGTCATAAAATCCACCATGCCCATCTGGCACGAGACCTAATCTCTTACCGTGAATTGCGGCAAGAGATTTATTAGATTCATTTAAAAATTGAGAGAAGCTTTTCATATTTGTTTTGATATACTAATATTTATGAACTGATTAAATTTCTTTATTTTTTCTTCTAGATACTATATATCCTTTGGTCCAAATACCACCTCTAACTCCATATATGGTTCTTCCATTATAAGTTATCTTTCTATATCTTTCACCAGTTCTAGCACCTAAAACTGGATCATAATCTCTAGATAATCCAGATAAATCACCTTTTCTAACAATTTTAGTAGAGAACATAATATGTAAAACAGATCCCCTTACTGAAAATCTAGGATCCCCCTGAATAAAAAAATCTACGCTATCATATCCAGATGCTTTTTTATAATCTTTACCAAATACAGATTGTTTTTTTAAATTTCTATCAGATATTTTTCTATGTAAAGTAGTATAATCATCAGATAAACTTTCCCAGTTATTCACAACATCTTCATTAAATTTTTTAACCTCTGGATGATTAGATATAATATCTCCAGACCTTTGAGTTATTCCCCCATATTGCTGGAAATCTAATGAGGTGGATCCACTTTTATATGAAATAAAGCATACTTCATTTCCATCATAATCTATTACAACAAAATCTGCTTTTTTTGTTCCAACTCCACCAACAAATCCAGCAATATTTTTATATGTTTTATTTTTTATTTTAATATCGATTGGTTTTCCGTTACCACTTTCTTGTATTTTAGAATTAATTAATCTCAAAACATTTAATTCATAGTTATTGGATGGTTGCCTTTTCAAACTAGAATTCTTAGGAAAAACATGCTTATCTAATAACTCATTCCAAATATTATAAGATTTTGAATCTGCACCATCTGGAAATTTAAATAATATTCTTATTTCTTTTTCTCTTTTACCAAATTTTTTAAAATCAGTTATTGTCAATCCAGGAAAAGAACTTCCTGTAACTCTCCCTTCAATATATTTTACCCCAATATCTGTTAAAGCATCAGTAACTACTTCTAAAGTGTCAGACCTATCATTAGATTTTATAATTACAAATGTGGTTTGTTTGGTGTTAGTTTTATATGCATAATCACCTTGAATATCTATTTTTATTTTATTCCTACTTTTTAAGTGTTTTTTTAAATCATCTATTATAGTCTTTGCACCCCTTAGTTCCATTTTGGAATTTTAACTGCATTTAAAATATTTAGTGCCCAAGAGAAGATTCGAACTTCCACGCTTTTTAAGGCGGCGGATTCTAAGTCCGCTGTGTCTACCATTCCACCACTTAGGCATATGGAGAATACCAGAGTCGAACTGGTGATTGATGCTTGCAAAGCACCCGTTTTACCACTAAACTAATCCCCCATACTCCATATTATAAAGTCCCCCTCAACTTTTGTCAAGGGGGACAAAAATTATATTTTATTTATTATCAATCTGGTGTGTGCTGCATCATTGTATCCATCATCTTAATACCACGCTTTTCTTTCTTCTTACTTGCGGAATCAGTTTTACCAGCAGAAGAACCCATAAGTTTTCCTGCTTTATTCATTACTTTTGCAGTTGGAAACTCTTTATATGCTTCAAGAATTTCATCAATCCAAACTTCACTAATATTTTCTGCCATTAATTCTGCAGATTCAAAAGTATCAGCATAACCTTCAACAAACAAATATTCTACAATAGCGTCAAATTCCTCTTTATTAACTCCAGGTTTTTTAACTGGTCTTGGAGGATTGTTTAAAGGATTTTTTGAAAATGCCGCACGATGGTCTTCAGGTGGATTTCCGCGAGCAGCACGAGCACCACCATATCCATCTGCTCTTGGATCTTCTCCACGTTCTATAGCACCACGAATTGAACTCATCTTCATTGCACGATTTTTAGAAGAACCTCTACTACCACCTTTTTGAGAAACAGCTGCTTTTCTATGCTTTTCCTCTTGTTTAGCAACCTTAGCAGAAGGAAACTCTTTCTTACCTTCTTCAATATCAACTTCTTCTGAAAGATATAGAGAGTTGTACAAATCTCTCATTCCGTCTGGGTTACAAAAATCCATTTTCCTAATTCTTTTTATAAAAATATTTATAAAAAAACCTCCCAATATGGGAGGCATATTATCAGAGATCTCCTTCTACCCTATTTTCGGAACGGTAAACATCAAATGTTCCTTCTGGATAACGAGCACTTAACTTTTCATAATTCATTTGAAGGATTTCTTCAAAATTAGTATCAAGTGCCATACACGCTTGAGCAAGATACCAACAAATATCACCAAGTTCACGTTTTAAGTGGAAGGCATTTTCTTCATTATAAGGTTTACCTTGAAGAATAATTTTTTTAACCACTTCAGTAAACTCTCCAGCTTCGGCACTCATACCAAAAGCTGCTGTAATCAAACGAGGAACATCGGCATCATGAGTTGCCTCAAGTTCGGTCATTCGGGAAAGAAGTTGTGTAAAGTCGCTACTTGCAGGACTTGTAGTTTGGCGAACAAATTCAATATATTTTTTTGTATCAATGATTTGCATAGGTTTTTAGATTCTCTTTAAAAGAATAACAGATTTTGAATGTCTAGTCAAGAACCAAATCGAGTGTTGCCGTAATAAATTACGTTAACATCATTTGACTTAAATTTTCTCCACGGATCCAGAACAACACTTCCTTTTGGAATATTGCAATAAAGTTCATCATTACTCTCATCATGCCAGTAAGTTGTAGATGCACTGTGAGCAAGAAGAAAAACTGCAGGACCATCAGGAGTATATTCGTCTCCAGTATATTTGTCAACATAAATTGGTGGTTTGCCCATCTCAGCACAATAATGCCCAACTAAAAGACTATAACTCCCATCAATATAAGGAACCTTTGGTTTATATGCTTTTCCATGAATGACAATTGGTAGGACATCGCCAGCAAGTTCAACTAACTTTTTAGCAAGATTTTTTGCTTGAACTTCTCTAGAACGCATAATTCCTTCAAAGAAATCATACCCCAGATCTAGTTTTTCTGCAAGATAACGGAGGGCAATATTATCTCTTGGATGGCAAGCACCACCATCACCCATTCCTGCCTTCATATAATGAGGACTAATGATTCTAGATGCACCAAGGCATAACGCACTTGTAACAACATCAACATTAATATTCTTAGATTTTTCGGCAACATCTTGTATCATATTCACAAAACTAATTTTGTTGCTAATAAATGTATTATAAAAAACTTTAATACATTCACATTCATCCCACGTACCAACAACATATGGGGGATCATTTTCCATAACAGTTTTATAGAATTCAATGAGTTGTTTAGCATCCCCAGTTTCAGTACCATCTTCAGTACCAATCATTACCATTTCTGGGTTGACCATATCCCAAGCAACAGACCCCATTGCAATAAGATATGGATTATAAACAAATCGAGTATTCTGGACTAATCTCGAAAATTGATTTCTAGTTGTTCCAGGAAGAACTGTAGAAATAAGAACCAAAAGTTGATTCTTATTCATATAACAATTTGATTCAATCAAACACTCCTTTACAATGTCATAACTAAAATCTTTTGGATTCAAGTCCATACATGGCTTACTACCATCATATTCTGGATCATGGGGAGTTGGAACAGCAATAAAAACAATATCGCTAATTTTTACAACATCCTCAATACTTTTTTTAACTTGTACTAGGTTACTATTTTTATCACAAATATCATACCCATATACATTATGCCCATGCAGAACTATTTCTTCCGCACATGCCATACCCAATTTACCCAATCCAATAAATCCAATTTCCATAATTATTCTCTCTCAAGGTCTAAAGTTACGCAATGAAATCCACCACTTAATGTTCTTTGTTGTCTCATGGGAAGCATAGCACACTCAATCCCATATCTTTCCAATACTTGTCTAGTTGGATGTTGATGTTCTTCCAAGACTACTAACTCATGACTAACACTAAGCAAGTTCATATTGGACCAAGGTGATGCATGATTATAACCTGGATAGTATCCAGTGTCTACAGGTTCTGGGCACCAAATTATTTCCCACTCATTAAATGGTTCAGGCAAATCATCTTTATCTTTTATTCTACTTGGATTTGCAAGTAAAAGACCTTCTCTTAAAAATGCAATAGTAGTATCAATATGAACATATGAATATACATTTTGGAGAAGATTTACCTGAACTTCTCCATCATAATGTTCATCCAAAAGTGATTGTAAATATTTTGCACCCGCAACATTTCCACTATTTGATACCAGATATAAAATCTCATTATTTGCACGAATTATATTGGCGGCATCAAATGCAGGAGTTACTTCAGTCAATGCAAGAATGTCTGGATTTCCAACACATTCTTCATTGTAAAGATCATCGAAATAACAACAAGGCATTTCAATAACATCGGTCAAATGATGAGAATAAGATCTCCAATTACCCAATCTGGATCTTAATGGCATTGGTGTCGCTAATGCAACTTCACCATGAACGAATACACAATCTCTTGGGCAATAGTTATAATAATCTGTTTTTTCTCTTTTTGGTCTCAATACTTCTACATCTTGAGACTTTAAAAAATCTACAAGTATTTCTAAATCTTCATTTGCTTCTTCAATTACTTGCTCTGGATATGGTCCAACCTTGATTTCAGAAGTATCCTTAAGATCAGCATAGTTAATAGTCCGCAAACTTTTATCAACTGGGGGAACTACAGCATAGTCAGCAACACCAACTACAATTTTTTTTAATTTTCCCCACTCATTAGTACTATACATTTAAATAAAGACATTATAATCATTTTTTATTTAATAGTCAACCGTACTAATAACCATCTCTTGATCGTTTGGTTTTCCATAGGTAAAAAATTCATCTAAACTATATTTCATACTTCTCTTCATCCACCAATAATAATATGCGGCTCTGGATTTAACATGATGACGCCTCTCTATTTGTATGTCACTTTCAGTGCTACCAAGATCAACATTTGTAGTTATCAATGGAATAGAATATGTTCTGCCAGTATGTCCCATAAAATAATCTACTGAAGTAGAACAAACTTTAAAATTATAATCTCCCATCAATTTATCTAAAGAATACTTATCTTCCCCAACACAATGCAATCTTAATATCTTTTTAGCATATTCTCTAGTAATCATAACAGGTCCAAAATAACTATGTCTTAATTTTGGATGTAGAAAAAATGGAATAAATTCTTTTGATTCAAATCCCAATTGAATACAGTCCCAGTCATAAGGCAACCTAGACATAAGGTATTGCCAATCAAATTTCCAATACTGTATTAAATTCAAATCATAATCATCTTCCATTAATATCACATAATCATCGCTAGAATTATTAACCCAATCTTTTAGAAGTTCTAAGTGGGTTATTGCATTACCAACAACATATGAGGATAAATTTTTTATGCTCCCATCAATAACTTTATTTGCCCAAGATTCAGACTCAGATGCTAAGTATTTTGAAGAAGACACTCTAGTATAATCTTTTATTCTCCAAAAATCAAACTGGGATTCCATATATTTTTTTCTATCAGTTCTATTATCCAAATTTACATAATAGATATGAGGAAGCCCTTTTAACTTGTTTGACAGATTAATATTCATAATTTTAATTATTTTTTACGAAGTTTTTTTACCATTCCAATATCATTATATTTTCCGTAAGTAAATATCTCATCTAGATTAAATTTGCTACTTTCTTTCTTCCACCATTCATGATATGCATTTTTACAGATATAAACTAGAACATATTTTTTAGTATTTTTATCAAAGAATTCTGGTTTATTTGGAAATAATGGCATCGAATAAGTATTTCCGTTGTGCCCAATGAAATAATCAACTGTTCCCGATTGTCCGCTAAAATACATATTTGCAATATAATTATTCAGTTTATATTGACTACCAATACAATGCAATTTAACTATTTTTTTTACATAATATCTATTGAGTAACGATGGACCAAAAGTACTAGAAGGAAGTATTGGATGTAAATAAAATGGTATGTATTGAGAATTCTCAAATCCAAGTTGAATACAATCCCAATCATAAGGAAGTCTAAATTTTAAATAATTCCAATCAAATTTCCAATATTCAATTAAATCAAAATCAATAGTATCTTTTGTTATTATTAATTCTGTTTCATCAGTTTCCTCCAACCACTTTTTTAAAAATTCTAATACTGTGATTGCATATCCAGCAATATTTGGTGTTAACTTATAATTCTCAACATCTATGATTAAATTTTTCCATTCATCATAATTTTTGGATGTATATTTTGATGCCGAAATTCTTTCATAATTAGCAACCTTTAAATTACCAAGATTTCTATCCATATGGTAATTTCTGTTTTTGTGCTCATCATAATTAAAATAATATACTTTTGGTATTCCGAATAACTTATTACTTAAATCCATATTTTTTCAAGAATTTTTCTCTACATACTTTGGTCTTTTCTTCAAAATATTTAGTGTCACAATATTCGAGATTTCTTTCCATAATTTTATCATTTACTTTTCCATAAGTAAAAAATTCATCCAAAGTAAACTTATCTCTATCATTCTGCCACCAATCATAATAAGAATCATAGCACATTTGAAAATAAGATTTAGGTATCCATTTATCTTTATAGTACCAAAAACTAAAATAAGGGTTTAATGCAATTAATGGAATTGAATAAGTTCTTCCAGATTGACACATAAAATATTCCAAAGAACCTGCAGCATTTTTATAATTTCGTCTATCTCTCCAATGACAATTAGAAATATTAAAATCAAACCTATATTTAAATCCCTCAGAATGAAGTCTTAAAAGTTTCTCTACATATTCTCTTTTAAACAAGCAGGGTCCAAAAGAATAGTCTTCTTTTACTGGATGAAGATAAAATGATATTACATTTGAAGTTTCAAATCCTAATTGAATACAATCCCAATCATAAGGCAATTTAGACATCAAATAATTCCAATCAAAATGCCAGTATTCAATTAAATTTAAATCATAATCATCTTCCATTACGAGAATGTATTCTTCATCTGTATCATGTAACCATCTTTTAAATAACTCAAAATGCATCATTGCTGGAGCATAAAGTCTTTGATCAGTATCACTTTTATCGCCAGTTACTTTATTTGTGGTCCAATCATCATAATTCCATATAGAATATATGTTAGATGACATTCTAGTATATTCTATCCCCCAACGTTCAAATTGGGTTTCCATATATTTTTTACGATCTCTTTTTTGGTCAAGATTAAAATAATAAACATGGGGAAACCCTTTTAATTTATTTTTTAGGTCTATAGTTTCCATATTGTTTTTGGTCTAATATCATTTTGCGATCATGTTTTTTTCCATAAGTAAAAAAATCATCTAAAGTAAACTTATCCCTTTCATTTTGCCACCAATAATAATATGTATTTCTAGCCATCACATCGCCATTATTTCTATAGAGTTTTTGAAGTAAACTATTATTCTCAAAACTACCAAAAGATGGATTTATTGTTATTAATGGTATGGAATAAGTTTTACCACAATGACATATAAAGTAATCTACTGTTCCAGATCCACATCCACCTTCCTCAGCATTCCAAGCACCATTAGATATGGTATTAATTAGTTTGTACTTATCATCAACACAATGCAAGGATATTAGTTTGTATACATAATCCCTATTAAGTAAGCATGGTCCAAAATCATGAGATGTTGCCATTGGATGTAGATAAAAAGGTATTCCTATTGGATTCTCAAATCCCAACTGCAGACAATCCCAATCATATGGAAGTCTAGACATTAAGTAATCCCAATCAAAATGCCAATATTCTATTAGATTTAAATCATAATCATCTTCCATCAACAGAACATACGGATCTGTTGTTTCTTCATACCATTTTTTTAAAAACTCCAAATGAGAAATAGCATTTGCTGCAATAGGAACTAACAATTTGTAGTTTTTTACATCAATAATTAAATGCTTCCATTCTTTGTTTTTTGAAGCTAGGTATTTGGTTCCAGATACTCTTTGATAGTTTATGCCCCACCTATCAAATTGTTTTTCCATATATTTTTTTCTATCTGTTCTATTATCTAAATTAAAATAATAGACTTTTGGCATATTTTTTAATTTATTTTTTAAATCCATAACATTATTTTTTCAACTTTATCCATATACACTTGCTTTTCTTTTAAATCAAAAAGAACTTCCATTTTCCAATCATATCTTTTATTATATGAAAAGAACTCTTGCATAGAAAATTCTTTAGACTTTATTTTCCACCAAAACTCAATAGATTCCGAAGAGAGTTTACACAATGTATCTTCGAGTTCTTTAGGTTCACCAAAATGTTTTAAACTCAAATAAAATACTGGTAAAGTATAGGTTATTCCCAATTCAAATAAAAAGGATTCTAATGACCCATACTTATATTCTGGTAATTTTAAATTTCTATTATTAATAAAAAATTTGAATCTTCCATCATGATAATGAAGTTCTTTAATTTTTTTAGCAAACTGCCTAGTTATCATATAACAATATACACCTTTTGTATCATCATCTTTTGGTTTTAGATGCATGTTGATGGTTCTATTGCTATAAAAAAATAACTGTATACAATCCCAATTATAAGGTAGATTTTTATAAAGTGTTTGCCAATCAAACATCCATTGGTCTATTGATTTCATATCAATCAAGTCTTCCATTATCATACAATATTCTTCATCACCATTATCATACCAATCAACTATTGTTTTCAAATGATTAATAGTTTTTGATATTTCTTCAGGTGTCTGTAAAATATTTTCATCTAAAATTAATTCCGACCAATCATGGTAATTTGTTGGTGAAAATCTACTAGTAGGAACTCGCTCATAGTTTTTTATTCCCCACTTTTCAAAAGACCATTCCATGTAATTTCCTCTATCTGGTCTAGAATCAGAATTCAAATAAAAGATTTTTGGAAATCCTATTGTTTTTAATTTATTCAATTCTACGTTCATTTTGGAAGCACCTTTCTATTAAACTTTGGTATTGGTACAATCATCTTTTTATGTATAGAACCACCATAACTCAGAATATCTTCTGCTTTATATTTTGAACTTTCATTTTCCCACCATCTCCTTACGCAAGTACTAGCCAATATATCGTGAATTTTGTTGTGATATATGCTTATAACTGGATCATAGTCATCTTCAGTCTCATCTTCTTGCATTTTATTATCAGGAGTTTGAGAAAGTCTTTGGTTTAAACATAGAATTGGTAAACTATAACTCACACCAATTTGATATAACAAGAAGTCATCACTACTATAACACTCTTTAGGAACACTTACATCCTTCAAATTATTTTTAAGTTTAAATGAGTTATCTGGTTGCAAATGCATCTTTATTAACTTTTCTGCGTACCATCTATTAATCATGTAACAAGCAGCAGAAGAACTACCATAACTTCTTTTATGCAAATGCATACGCATTTCTTCATTGTGACAATGATAAAATTGAACACAATCCCAATTATATGGCAAACTTTTAACGATAGTATTCCAGTCGAATGACCAATAATCAATTAATTCCAAACTTAGGTCATCTTGCATTATTATACAAGTTTCTGATATACCAGAATTATACCAATCAATTATTGTAGTAAACTGATTCATTACAATGGATGCATCAGATTTAGCCAATAGCATCAAGTCTAATCTATGACCCCACTCATCAATTTTTGATGTTGCAAATCTAGAAGCAGATATTCTAGTATAATCAGTTATACCTCTTTCTTTAAACTGATTTTCCATATATTCTTTTCTATCTGTCCTATGATCAAGGTTCAAATAAAAAACTGGGGGGAGACCTTTAAGTTTATTTTCTAAATCCATTTTTTTTAAACACCTCCATATCTGGCAAAAAAGGATAATCTAGATATCCCCATTTTTTTGTTTGTTTTTCAGAAATTTTACTAAATTTATGTATGCCAGTTTCAGCAACTTCTGGCGTCATATAATAATGATATCCTATCGTATCAATATTTTGTTCCATCCAAGGTTTTTCAGAAGTTCTTCCATCATACACCATTTTTTTGAGTTCTTTATAAGATTCATAGTTATCCAATAATATCATACCACCCCTACCAAGATTTAAATGTTTTTTATACTGAAAACTTAAACACATGTAAGTATTCGGAATATAACCATTTTTTTCCCAAAAAACTGCAGCATCTATTATGTTTGTATTCCAAATATGATAGTATTCACACCACGAATAATTTTTTTTCCACTCCCATTTTAAATTAAGTTTTTCTGCTGTAAATGGTATAGAGATATAAGTATGCTCAGGAATTTGTATATTATCATATTTTTCATACCTTAAACATAGTTCTATAGCATGAGTACAGCAATCTGTTGCTACTGCATAAGGAGATCCAAAAAAATTTGCTATGATTTTTTCAAATTTTTCTACTGTATTAAAGTTATTCATATTGCGTTTTTATAAAGGTCAATGTCTATGCTGTAAAGTTTATCAAAATGAGTAGTATCTGGTTTTATATAAACATCATATAATTTTTTACAAACACTTATATAATTCGGTATAAAATACTTGGAATTTCTTAAATGTGGAAGTTTTAATGGAACGTATGAAGTTCTAGTAGATTCATTTTTCAAAGAGCATCTAATAACGTCATTTATTTTTTTCTCCATATCAGAATTCATTTTTATACAAGTAAGATTAGCATCATTTTCTATACACAATCTTAAAAATAAATGTTGGGGTGCTGTATGTTCATCAAAAACATATCTTTTATCTTTTAGTTGATTTATTACATATTTGATTGGTGGTCTATATCTACACATAAATTCGTTCAATCCAGACATCCACCTAGAAACTGGATCACGAACAACAGTAAAAAATTTATATTCTTTTTCCACTAAAAGTTTAGCAAACTCTTCAGACTTTGGAATCTTATCCATTCTTAAAAAGTAAGGTTTTTGATCTTCCAATGCGGTTGTAATAGAGGTACTTCCACACTTATCAATATGCATATAAACAAGATAGTTTATCGAATCAATATAGCAATTAACAAATCCTTCTTTATGAATTACTTCTCCAGGTATTCCTTTTTGGAGTTTGAACGTGAAAGAAGAACAATACTTTGGATACTGTTCTACTAGTTCATCTATAACGGCTCTTCTTTTACTCATCGTCAATCGTTGCAGTTATTTGTAATGTATATCTATTTTCTCTTCCAATATTAGCAGCAATGTGTGGAGTATTTCCAATCCACATACAATAATCACCAGATTTCCAGTTTATTATTGGATTGTCACAAACTTCAAAATAGTGTCCAGATTTCCAATCGTCCATAAACACCAATATCCTACAAATTTTATCAACCTCACCAATATTAAATATTTTTTTATAATTTAAGTATGCATCTTGATGCTCTGGCATTATTGTACCTGGAGGCATACAATATAATGAACAAGAAGTGTTGCAAACATTTAGTTGTTTTTTTATTTCTAAAATTATATTTTCACACCAGTCTGGCAATCCTCGATATTCTTCTCTAATAAAGCCAGTATAATTTACATACAAATGTCCGAGATTTTTCCACCTCTCAACAGTCTCATCATCTCTAAATTGCCTTCTTCCAGGATAATCTATGTTTTTAAAATCTCCAATTAGATTACTATCTATTTTACCAGTAATAAATGTATCTTTCATAATGTATTAAACAAATAACTTTAATTTTTCTTCTATATTAGATTCGAAGTTTAAAATTTGATTTTCTACCCATATATTATAATGTTTTTTATTATATTCCAATCTCTTATCAATTTCTAAATTATCATAAAAATCATTATGTTCAAGAATATGTAAATTGTTTTTTATACATAAGTCAATCTTTTTTTGATAATCTATGTGATCAATTTCATCATATTCATAGTTAATTATATCATCAAACATATCAAATCCACCTATTCTAAGATCTTGAATAATATCTTTATATCCAATTATTAAAGGTATTCTTTTTGTCAAAAATGGAGTAGAAGTTTTCTCAGTATATAATGGTCTCAGTGATTCTTCTACTTTATCATAGTTAAATGATTCGACAGTTAAAAATATATTACCTGGAATATTTTTATCAATATAAAGAATATTTACTAAATTTTTATCTTGATGATATTTATGATTTCCATCATAATAAAATTTATCAAAAAATTTATCTTTGGATATATTATTTCTAATGTCTTCATTCAGGTCTAGAAAAAATTGCCCACAAGCAGTAACGTATCCTTCAGGTAACAAATTATAATCGTTCAATCTATATAACAAAAATTCTCTAACTTGATTTTTTGTCCCATTTAATGAGCAAAATGGCACGTCCTTTATTTTATTTCCGATTAAAGATTTTCTTATTCTAAATGATCCGTAATAAAAATTAATGACTTCTAACAGTGGTTCAAATATATAATTTTGTATCTCATATTTTTCAAAATAATCAGCAAATATTTCAGTTTTTACAATATAAATTATATTTTTATGTTTGCTATCTATTTTTTTTATACACTCAAAGAATAATTCAATTTTTTGATATTGTGGTTCAAACCGTTCATCATCAATAAAAAATATTGTATTGTCACTTATCTTTTTTTCTAAAAATGAGCATACATTTTTAATATAATTATCTTTATCACTTTCTAAAATATTAGTAATATGAGATGAATATCTCATCATATCAAAGATTTTTATACTCTTTTTATTATACTCAACCCTTTCACTTGTCAATATTTTAAATAATTTTTTCATTAATTATATTCTTATTCGTGATTTTATTTATAGGTAATAAAAAAAGGTAAAGAATATAAAACTCTTTACCAAAATACTATTAAAATTTAAATCCATTAAATTTTTCTTTTTTTACTGTTTTATCCTGTTCAGATTCAGAATATTCATTATTGTCAATAACATCATTTTGGGCAGATTGTTCACAATCATACAATCTCATTTTTGCTCTGTCGATACCTACAATAAATCTTTTATAGATTGTTGGGTCATTATAACGATTTTTTAATTGTTTTACCATAATTTGCCCAAGATTTTCTAATTCTTCAGTACTGATAAGAGCAAACATAAGGTCTGCAGTTGCTGGAAGACCAAAAGACTCTGATGTATCAGTAAGTTCTACATCAGAATTACCATAACCACTACGAGTAGTTTGAGTAGCGGATACAATTGGAACGTTAAATTCCACGGCAAGACCACGAAGTTCTTCTGCAATTGCTTTTACAAACGTATAAGAATTAATGTTACTATTTCCCTTATATCTGGAAGAAGAACAGATATTAAGATAATCAATAAAAATAATATCTGGTTTAAAAGATTTTTTAAGTGCTAATTCATTAAGCAATGCTTTAAAATGTCCACTATGTGCAGATGCTGTTGGATATTCTTTAATAATTAAAGACCCTTGTGTTTTACTGGCAAGTGTATTGACTTTACTTTCAAACATTGCCTTTGGTAATTCTGATAACTGTTGAATAGGAACGTTTAATAGATTTGCATCAATCCTCTCAGCAATTTTTTCTTCTGCCATTTCGAGAGTAATGTATAAGACATTTTTTCCTTGAACTAAGACAGAAGATGCGACATGGCACATGAACAAAGATTTACCGACACCAGTGCCTGCAAGGGCAATATTTAATGTTTTATTTGGGAGACCACCTTTAGTAATTTTATTAAAATATTCCAAATCAAACTCGATTTTATCTTCCTTCCTGTGATAATAATTATATCTTTCTTCATAATTTAAAAGATAATCATGTCCAATATTATTATCAAATGATACCGCTAAAGCATCAGATAAAATTGAAGGAATTGCATCTCTATTTTTTTTATCATCCTTACCATCAGCAATATAAATGGATTCCATTAAAGCGAGATAAATGGCACGGTCTCTGCACCATTTTTCAGTAGTATCAATTAACCACTTTTGGTCGGATGGTTGATATTCGAATGAATTGATTAAAGATGTTAAAGATTTAATATCACTCTCATTTATATCTTTTCTGTTAGATATTTCAATTAAAAGTGATTCTAGTGTAATTTGAGAATTATATTTTAAGATAAATTTTACAGTTTCTTCAAAAATAATTTTTTGAGAATTATCTTCAAAATATTCTAGATTAATAAATGGTATTACTTTTCTAGAATATTCTTCATTAAATATTAAATTTTTTAAGACTGTTAATTCAACACTTTCCATTTAAAAGAACCATAAACAATAATCAACCGTAACTAAACTCCTTCTTAGCAATCTCATCTAATTGTTGCATCACTTCTTCAGTAAAATATAATTCTGGTTCTTTTAGAATTTGCTTAGCATAAATCTTTTTACCATCGATCTCATATCGTCCTGCTACATTCTTCCAGAGTCCACCAATCTCACCAAGTTCCAGAAGACCATAATAACGATCAAGCCCCCGCTCATCGTAATAAAGACGGACTTCAACATCTTTGTTCTCCTTACTTAAACGCGATTTAGCAGTCTTAGCCTTGATAATATTTCCGACCACTTCCGTTCCATCCTTTTCTTTCTTTTTGCTGAGATAAATGATCGTACTTGCTGCGTATTTGAGTCCAGAACCTCCTCCCATTTCTTTAGTTGGTACGTAAGCTCCGATGACATCGTATGTATGATTTGTGACAATGAGCGGGACATTTGCTTGACCTAGTTTGAGTGTGAGCATTCGGAATGCACCTTTGACCAATTGAGATTTGGTCATATCACGAACTTGTTTATCGTTCAGTGCATCAGTGATTTCTTTCTCTGTTGAAAGCATACCTAAAGAGTCTAGCACAAACATGCACGGTTTGCGTTCTTCTAAAGGTTTCTTAAGGTACATATCAACCGCCTTAAGTGCTTTACCACGAAACTCTTCAATGGTAACAACATTTACAACTACAAGACGTGTAGTATCAATACCACGAGACTCTACAAGTGATTTAGTGATAGCAGCTTCAGTGTCAAAGTAGAGACAGTAACCATCGGGATTAGAATCAAGAAAATTCTTAACCACGGCGAGAGAGAAAAAAGTCTTTCCAGTAGAAGACTCTCCAGCAATAGCAGTAATCTTATTGCCAGATACACCGCCAAATACACTACCTGAGACCAGTGCATTAAAAATGTATGAACCCGTATCAACATAAGTTTCGGTCTCGTCTATATCAGATGCCAACTTTGTAAAGTCGTCACCAATCTCTTTTACAATATCCTTTAAAAAATCCATCACTTATCTCCAATAAAAACATAATCTTGATTTTGAGATTTAAACATCTCTACTGCCTCTTCAGTTCTAAAAAACTTAAAGAGTGTTGTATTTGGAAACTCTTTGATGTAATAATTCAGTTTAATCATCACGCTACAATCCCGTATTCTTTACGAAGTATTTGTTTATAAGGCAAACCTTGCTCTCTAAGTTCTTTTACTAATTTTAATTTATGGTATAAAGAGGCATCTCCACCAAATCCCAATGCCTTAACAATAGTATTCAGTTCTTTATCATTAATAGGAAGTTCCATCAATCATTCCAACGCAAAGTTTGTAAATATTCTACAACATTTTCACGAACATCCATTAATTCATGAAAACATTTTTGATTATGAGCACATTGCCTAAGTTCGTTATCTGGTTTATATACAGATTCTAAAAATAAATCTAAACCCCTATTCCATTTGTCTTTTTTAGTTTCAATATCTTCATTATTAAGATTTTTATTTGTCATGAGAAAAAAGATTCTAAGGTATTTATTTTTTCAACTTTCCATCCGATAGCATCTAAAATAGATCTAAATGGTTCTAAGAATGCCTTCTCAAATTGTAAGTCATAATCAATGTACTTGTCAATACCCAATTCTTTTGGGAATTCTTGTATAAAAGATATAATATTTTCCCTAATGATATTTGGTTTTTTTAAATAAATAAACTTCACTTTTTCACCATTACCAATAAGAGAATATTTATTAGTTAATTTTTTTTCTTTGATATAATGATTAAACAATAGTGCTCCACGAATATGAACAGGTGTACCTTTTATATAAATGTCCGATGACGATTTATATTTGCGAACATCAGATGCACTTCTTGGGAATGCAATTTGTTCTGGGGGAAGAGTCTTAAACAATTGTCTACATTTATCGATATACTCGATAACATCATCTTCCGTTCCACTCATCATTATTTTAAATCCATCTTTAAACATTTTTCTGCATGGAGCAGGAGTAGATGATTTAATTGCTTCAATTCCTTTAATTTTAAGTTTAGGTTCTTCGTAACGAACACCTTCACTATCCCAAACATTCAGAATGTAGCGTTTTTTGGCAGTCCAAATTCCACGTTCAGCAACACATTCACGCTTCATAAACATCTTCTGATCATAGGCATTCACATACTCAGCCAATTCTTGGTAAGAACTTTCAATATATTTCTCAAATTCCACTTGACAGACCTTATCAAGGAACGAAACAATGCCTTGAGTAGTTTTCTCTCTTCCCTTGAATACACTGTCAACCAAAGGACCCATATTAATATAAAGAGAATCAGTATCCGAAGCAATAACATAATCAACATCTCCCGTCTTAAGAATTTTATTCAGATAGGCATTCATTTTATTCATAATCCACTGAATAGAAACCTGTCCAGATAAAGTAATGGCTTCAGCGTTTGCTAGTTTAAAATAACGAAAGTACTGATTGCCGATAGCACCATAAGCAGAGTTAAGTTGAATTTTCCTCGCCATTTGGATGTTGTTGCATCTTGCAATCTCTTTTTCCAACTCTTTCGTCTTTTTCTTTTCATATTCCTGTTCCGCAGCAAGCATTTTTTTCTTAAACACCACACGTTCAGTGTAAATCTTTTCCATCAGTTCTGGAAGGAATCCACGAACATCCTTACGGTACATTGCACCGTTAGCACATACGGCAAAGTCTTTATAAGAGTCAAATGTTAGTTCTTTATTAAGAATTTTATCTACATTTACTGTAGGATGGCGATTATCTAAAAGAGTCTCTGGAGAAATGTTGTATTGCATAATAAGGTGAGGGTATAGAGAGTTCAAGTCAAAACTCACAACCCAGTCATAAGCACCAGGAATTGGTTCTTTTACATAAGCACCAGCATATTTGGAATCTTTATCAGATCTTTCATTTGGAGGAATTACAATGTTTCTCTTTTTGAGATAATTGTAAATGATAGTGTCCCACATCCTAACCTGAGAAAATACATCCTCATAGTTTACTTTGGCGTCATATGCCATAGTAAGTGCAAGTTCAATCAATTTCATCTTGTCTTCCAAACGGTCAACAAGTTCTACGTCAATGATGTTGTATTCTACAAACTTCTGCCAACCTTTAGTATAAAAGTCCTTGAACGTATCAAACTCAGAGTGATCTAGTTTTTTCTGACCAAGTTCAACTTCGGCAATATAATCAAGTCGGTATGATTCCTGTGCCTTGTAGGTGAATTTTTTATAAAGGTCAAGATAGTCTAACTGCGAGATACCCCCAATATCATAAGAAATATTTTTACGACCAGAAATATAAACTTCATCCTCAGTTACCAAACCCCAAGGAGACATTCTCTTCATAAGTTTTTCACCAAGCACACGGTCTAGGCGACGAACAAGATATGGAATATCGTAAAGTTTACTATTCCACCCAGTCACAACTTCTGGAGTATTATCCATCCACCAATGAATAAAATCATTCAAAAGGTCATACTCGTTGTTAAATTGTCGATAAGTAACTTTATTACGATTATGCTTGAATGGTCCCATACCCCAAGTAATAATTTCCTTGGTTGTATAATCTTGTAGAGTAATGAGAAGAACTTCTTCTGCAGCATTTTCTACATCGGGGAACCCATTTTCTGATGCAACCTCAATATCCAAGGTCATTAATTTAATTTTACTAATATCAAATTTGATTTCATCCTCAGAATAATTTTCGGAAATATACTGATAGATATATCTCTCATTCCCGTAAATTTTAAATCCTTCTACACCATCATATTTTTTTATAAACTCCCTACAATCACGAACAAAACCTGGATGAATTTTTTCTACATATTCACCATTTAAAGTTTTATAATTAGTTTTTTTATTTGAAGGCACAAAAAGAGTCGGAGCAAATTTCTCACGAGTCATGAAATGATTTCCATTTTCATAACCACGAACAAGAAATTGATCTCCGACCATCTGAACGTTGGTATAAAACCTCATTACTTCGTCAATTCTTCATATAGTTCAATCAGTCTAGCAGTAGGTTCGGCAATAGTCAAGATTTTATCAGAGTGAATCATAAATTCATTCTGTTTAGTGTATCCACTCAACCAAGATTCCAAAGTTGGTGCCATTCCATCAACTTGAGGTTTTTTAACTTCAAATGGATTAATTAATTTGCAATCTGGTTCTCCAAGTTCAGATGGTGATTCTTCTATTTTTGTAATTAAGATGGTTTTATCTAAAAATACTAATAATTTAATCATTATTGACATTCCTCACAATTATCTTTTAAAACGATATTTTGCTCTTCAATTTCTTCAGTAGTTCTTAAAATATCAGTCTGATACATTAATTTTAATTCATCTACTGGTTCAGAAATTGTAACAACCCAGTCAGTAGGAACTGGAAATCTAATTCCTTTACCTAAAGGTATCCAAGGTGTCAATTTAATATCAAAAGATGCACCTCCAGTATCCTTATTAAGATTCAGGTCTTCTATTTTTACTACACACGGTTTTATTAAAAAATATCCAACAACTCTATCATCAAGAATCATTTCTTCAATTTTTGCAATAATTTGCTCACCTGTTTTTACTACTACCAATTTAATAGACATAATTATTTTTAAATAATACTTTTTACTAAAATTGTATCACAAATAAAAAAGGGAGTCAATCTGGATTTTGCCAGAACTCCCTTTGATAGCACCGACGATATTTGGGGTAGCCAATTCTATTTATTCACCATCTCCACCACTTCCATCACCACCATCTCCACCAGAACTAGAGGATGATCTTTTCGGAACTGCCCTTCCAGCACCAATATTTGTTACCCTATTTTTATTATATACCTTGTGTGGTTTTGCCATTTTAAAACTTATGGTTTTAATTTCTGCAATAAACTGCTGGAAGGTTTTCATCTCTCTAAATAATTTAAAATTATTTAGAGATAATCTTTACGTTTATGATGATCTGGGACAATCTTTCTTAAGTTGATAGAGAGGAGTCCATCTTCAAATGATACTTCTGCGACTTCTGTATCATCTGCCATTGTCCACGCTCTTTTGAAAGATCGTTGAGCCAGTCCCTTATGGACGTAGTTGGTGTCAGATTCCTTATCCTCTTTTTGTCCTTCAACGAATAGTTTCCCATCTTGTGTATAGACATAAACCTCTTTCTTTTTAAATCCTGCAAGTGCAAGTTCTAATCTTGATTCCACATTACTGACTTGAACTAAATTGTATGGAGGATAGTTAGAAGTTGTTTCATGTAAATGAAATAGACGGTCAAAATATTCATCCATACCAATACTGTTGCGAGTAATCCTATCCATCAAGGCAGGAAGATCCGCATGTGTAAACCTAGATGTTGCAAGGTTGGTCATTATAGTAGCTCCTTTTAAAGCGAGTTTGTGTTTTGTGGACCCCGAAGGCATCCAATATTAATTATACAAGATATTAAAAAAAGAGGTGCGGAAAAACCCGAACCTCTTCTTATGGTATTCCGAACCTATATTTAAATATCACTCATCTTGAGGTTTACCTTTTTTAGATCCGATATTATACTTCTGCTCCAAAATCCAATCACCTTTATCTTTATAAGAAAGAACTTTAATTTGATTAAGAGGTGCAATGTCGAGGATTGAATCAGTATTTACTATAGTAATTAATCCCCAATCAGAAAGTAATCGAGCAATACGATTACGACGCTGAACATCATTTACGGTAAGATTTGCATGTTTGCCATCAAGTGCAAACAACTCTTTAAAGTGTGTAATATAATATCTACCTTGTTTGTGAAGAATGTGGCAGCTCTGGTAGAGTTTTTTCTCCTTCCTAGATGCCACTCCGATACGGGTTAAAGTCTCACGAACTTTCAGAAAATCATCAGGTTCATTAAGAATAACTTCCACCATCATATCAGGTGTCCAATTTACTTGGGGTTCGATAGTTTGAGTAGTCATTTTGTTCCGCCAATATCAAGTCGTTGTTTAATAAAATCGAGTTGTGATTTTGATAAAATTTTCAAAGCCTGAGATGCCTTCTCATTACTATAACCATAGTAACGTTTAACACATTCTAAATCTTTGACTTTATCCTTTCGGAGCCAAGGAGAAAATCTCTTTCGCTTCCTCAGAGTATTTATATAAAATGAATATTGCATATCTTTATCAAGATGATGATACTTATTCATTTCATTGGCAAATAAAATACAATCAATATGAGCAGAAAGACACTTATTGATGATATATGGTGTATATTCTTTTACTGATTCTGGATTTTCATCCATTAAATTAGTTTTAGTTTGATTGATTGAATTCAACCAGTCCTTCAATTCCATAATTAAATAATAGCAATTCCTTTCGTTGTTTTTGCTCTCGCATATATTCACCAACTGACCTCATTGTATAAGTAAGGTCAAATTCCCCAGTATTCCAGTTCTTAAAACGATCCTTTACCAATTGGTCTGAATTGTAACTGATTAGTTGATCCATATTACAAGAATCGCAATCAGTAGCAAACTTATCGTGATCAAATCCTTTATGCATTGATCCTTTGTTCCCATAGAGATTATCCTTAATGTCATAAGGAGGATCGAGATACAC